TTAAATATAATTTTTAAATATAATTTTTAAATATAATTTTTAAATATAATTTTTAAATATAATTTTTAAATATAATTTTTAAATATAATTTTTAAATATAATTTTTAAATATTATGGATTTGTATAATTATAAGCACCAGAATTATTTCTATATAAAGCAAGTTGATTGCCTTCTTTTCCTGAAATCATTGTTCCATATAAATATTCTAGAAATCCTTTTTGGTCGCTTGGAACAAGTGTATTTGGCATAGTATTATATTGAATCATTGATCTATTAAAGTTAAACTCGTCTCCTAAGTTTGAAAATAATTTATCTTTTATACTAGGGTCTTTAAATGGTTTTGAAACAAACTCTTTAACACAATTATCTATGGTTTCACTTACTTCTGGTAAAAAAGCCGGAGCTGCTGGTTTTCTATTTGGTTCATAACGTATCTGTGGAAGGACTATATTCATTAATGGATTATTATTTTTTGGCTGTTGAAATGTATGTTTATTTGCTTTATAATATTTTTCTATACTAGATTCTTCTATATTTGTAAAATTTTCTTTTTTACGATTGTTATAATATAATAATATAATTATAATTAATGTAATTATGCCTAACATTAATATATTTAAGTTTTGTGTAATTATTAGTCCAATAATTATTAATACTATAATTAACCGAGTGATTGCGTTTAATTTTTCTTCATATCTCATTGAAGATTTCGGCCATAGTTCCATAATATTTTCTTTAAATAATATAGTTGGATCTTTTAACCAAAAATCAATACTCATTTATATATAGTTAATAATAATTTATTAATAATAAATAATAAAATAATAAAATAATAAAATAATAAAATAATAAATAATAATAATTTATTATTTAAATATAAACAACTAATTAACATAATTAGTAATATGGATGAAACTAATAATGAAAAAAATGAGGAATTTACTAAAGTAATTTGTGATTTTGCTGAAGATTTGTTAATAACATTTCCTGATATCATAGAGAAAACTAATAATCCAATTAAAGAATTAAATTGTATAATAAAGGATACTTCTGATAATTATAATGTTAATACAATTAATAATCTAATTAATAGTATTTATAGGTATTGTAAATCTACTTTTCCACAATATTTTTTTTATATTTTATATGAAAATAATGAGCTTTTTAATAATGAAGCAGAAGTTTTTTTATTACCAGAGATTAATTTTGTAGATTTATGGAATAGTGATATTAGCGAGGAAACAAAATCAACAATTTGGAATTATTTAAAATTAATTTTATTTACAGTAGTTGCCGATGTTAATACAAAAGATACATTTGGTGACAGTGCGCAGTTATTTGAGGCAATTAATAATGATGAATTTAAAAAAAAAATTGCGGAATCATTAGCTGAAATGGAAAATATTTTTAAAAAAAAAAAGGCAAAAACAGGGGAAGGCGGGGAAGGTGGTGAAGGCGGCGAAGGCGGCGAAGGCGGGGAAGGTGGTGAAGGCGGCGAAGGCGGCGAAGATGATAATATGGAGTTGCCTAATGCGGAAGATTTACACGCTCATATTAATCAAATGATGGAAGGAAAAATTGGTGCTTTGGCTAAAGAAATTGCTGAGGAAACAGCTGAAGAATTAGACATTAATATTAAAGACGATTCTTCTATTAATGATGTATTTAGTAAATTATTTAAGAATCCAACTAAACTGTTAAGTTTAGTCAAAAATGTTGGTTCAAAATTAGATACTAAACTTAAAAGTGGCGAAATTAAAGAAAGCGATTTAATTCAAGAAGCGACAGAGTTTGTTGCCAATATGAAAAATATGCCAGGAATGAATAATTTAGAATCACTATTTTCAAAAATGGGTATTCCAGGAATGGGTGGTATGGGTGGAAAAATGGATATGGGAGCATTAAATAGAGAATTATCTAAAAATTTAAATAAAGCAAAAATGAAAGAAAAAATGCTTAAAAAATTAGAAAAAAATCGCGATCATATTAAAAACGCAAAGCAAACACAACCAACAACTGAAGGAACAATTAAAAATTTAGGAGTTAATGATTTTGGAATGCAAGAATTATTATATTCTTTAGGAGAGCATGTTGAAAAAACTAAACCAGAAAATAAACCAGAAAATAAACGAAATAAACGTATTAAAAAGAAAAAAATAAAAATAGTAAATATTGTTTCTGATAATTTAACACAAGCACAAGAAGAAGAATAACTTTTATTATAATAAAACAATATACTATAATGGAATCTACAATAACACCTCGTGGAAATTATCATTTTCAAGACCCTATAACATTAGAAGAATGGAATGATATAAATGCGATTGATTTAAATGCCAAAGAAAAAATTAGAAGGATATTTAATTATTCTGATGTGTGGTATGTTATGAACCCACTCGGCGACGGATTTTGTGGATTATATACAATCAAACTTGCGTTTGATATTCAAAGTAAAAGCGCGCTTCATTTAGAGCACTTAAAACATCCAACAAAAAAGGGATTAATTAACAATATAATTTTAGGAATAGAAACATATGTAAGAACGCGTAATTTAATAATAAAGCATTTATTTAAATATAGTATAGATAATGCACTAGAAAGTGGAGTGAATATATCTTTAGAAGATATACAAAAAATTTCAAGTAGTCCTAATAATATGACTCTGAGTCAACTAAGCGCGTTAAGGTGGAAAAGACATGAGGTTAAAACTATTCTTATTAATTTTACGAAGAATCTAAATATTACTATTCAACTTATATCTATGTTAGAAGCAATGTACAATTTATTTACAATTCCTATAGGAGATCTTACGTTTATTTTAGATATTGATGATCCCACGCATTTTTCTATAGATGGAGAACAAAAAACACTTAATTATGAAGAACTTAAAATATTAAGTGATGAACCAAATGTTGATACTTTTTTTCTTTTTTTTTTAGCTTATCATTATCAACATAATTTTATAATATTATTTTATGATTCTACGGCAAAAACAGAGGTGGATAAACGGTTATGTGCTTCAGTTACTTTTATTAATTATGCGATTGAAAATGGATTTGATGAGTATGGGAATTCTGATATTAAACATGATAAAATAATATATAATTCGCGAAGCTTTACGCATGCTGTAAGTAATACATCATTAATGTTTAATAATGGACACTTTATATTATTTCAGAATTTTGATATTACTGTTAAGGAAGAATTAATTAAAAAATTTTTACTGCGTGATCCTGAAGTAAATGGTATTTGGGGACGTTTTACAAATTTTGGTCCAACCGTAGAACTTATTACAGTATCATTGGCAGGCAAAAAAAAACAAAAAACAAAAAAAAGAGGAAAAAAACGAGTAAAAAAACAAACATTTAAACATAGACAAATGCAATCGCACCAGCAAACACAACGAATAAGACAAATATCTAAAAAATAAAATCTAATAATAATAATAATATTATTTTTCTAATATAATATTATTAATTAGTATTTTTTATTTTTTATTTTTTATTTTGTTTATTTCCTTTATTTGCTTTATTTGCTTTATTAATATAATATAGCTTGCACAATTTTGTTAAATTTTGTAAATATAATATTGTTTTTTGTAAATCATCATCGCTTAAGTTTTTTATAGTTTGTTTAACAATTGTTATCTTTTCTAAAACTAATTTTACAGATGATTCTTCAACAAAATCAGTAGTCCAATCTTTTTCTAAAAAATAATTAAGATTTCCTAACATAATATTTTCTTCATATTTGTCTAATATATATGTTTTCCATATAGGCAATACAATTTTTGGATTTGCTTTTCGTAATGTTATTATTGCTGTATTGGCAAGTTTAATTGTATGATCATTTGGAAACATTTCAATTAATGCTTCAAATAATTCAGTCAAATGATTATTAAAAGCACTTAAGACATCTATATTACTCATTTATTATTATTATAATAATTATACTTTTTCTTTATATAATTTATTTTGTATATATATAAATTATTTAATAGAATTTTCTCTTTGTTTTTTTAATTGTTCTATAGATACTTCTCCAACTGTATTTGGAATATAATCTTCTGGTGGTGTTTCTATTGTATCATTATATTCCCAAGAAACATTATTTCGTAATTGTCTCAAACCGCCGGTTCCTTTTGCCGACAATTCTTCTGATGATTGGTCTAAAAAACTATAATTATCAGAAATTACTCCAAAGCAATTAACATCATTTAAAGAAAATGCAGATGGTTCTTGATTTGCCATTCTTTTTTCTATTCCAGTTTTAACAGGAACCAATTGTTCTAAAATAGAATTTCCAAATAAAACTTGATTTCCGCGATTTAATAATAATAATGCTGGAACTCTATCAACCGTATGTGGTAAAATAATTTCTTTTTGATTTTTTAATATAATATAGGTAGAACCATCTGTTTTTTTAATTCTGTTATCTATACTTATAAAATGAATATCATTTTTAACATTTGAATTAGCTATTTTTTGTAATATAATAGAACAATTTTTACAATAATTACTATAAAATAATATAAAACTCATTTATAATTTAATAATTTTAATTAATTTTAATTTTAACTTAATATTAATTAAAATTAAAATATAAAATATAAAATTGAATAATTTATATATTTATATATAAATACAAAAATGGAACCGTCTGTTATTGATTTATTTGAAAAAGATAATATTTTACATTTTACAATTAATAATATTAATGTTAGTTTTGTCAATGCTTTACGACGTGTGATTTTATCTGACATTCCTACAATAGTAATTCGCACAACCCCATATGAAAAAAATGATGTGACAATTCATGTTAATACAAGTGTATTTCATAATGAGATATTAAAACATCGTTTATCTTGTATTCCAATTTTTCATATAAATAAATTACTTTTAAATGAATTGTTATATATTCCATCAGATAAATTATTAGAAGAACTGGCTGATTATGTTGTAGAAGTAAATGTTGTAAATAATACAGAACAAGTTATATATGTTACTACAGGCGATTTTAAAATTAAGTATTTAAAGACAAATAAATATTTAGATGAATCGGTTGTAAGTAAAGTTTTTCCTAAAAATGAAATAACGCAACATTTTATTGAATTTTGTAAATTAAAACCAAAATATTCTGAAAATATTGTGGGAGAAGAATTAACTCTTACAGCAAAACTTTCTGTAGGAAGTGCTTCTGAGAATGGAAGTTTTAATATTGTATCCCTTTGTAGTTATTCATGTACATTAGATAACTTTGCGATTGATAAAGCAAAACAAGAAAAATTAGATGAATTACAATCTAAATATACGGATGATAAAGAAATTGAGTATTTAATTACTGATTGGTTATTATTAGATGCCAAAAGAATTGTTATTCCTAATAGTTTTGATTTTAGGATTAAAACATTAGGTGTATTTACCAATTATGAAATTATTATTAAAGCAATTAAGATTATTATTTATCGCTTATTAGAAATTAAAAATATTTATAAAACACAAAATGACCTTATTATTAATAGTATTAATACTGTTGAAAATTGTTTTGATATTATTCTAAAGACAGAAGATTATACAATTGGTAAAATTTTGGAATATTCATTATATGAATTATATTACAATACTACTAAAACACTAACTTTTTGTGGGTTCAAAAAGCCACATCCTCATATTGATGAGAGCATTATTCGTATTGCTTTTAATAGCCCTGTTGAAAAAACGTTAATTATTGAATATATTACTAGTGCTGCCGATTATGCGATTGACTATTTTAAAAAACTGTTGCCTAATTTTGGAGAACTAAATCCAGATGAACTAGAAACTTTAAATAAAGCAATTCCTTTGATTAAAATTAACTCTGCTCCACAAACTACCGGACAATTTCTAGGGCAACCTCCTATGTCACAAGCTTCTATGTCACAAGCTTCTATGTCACAAGCTCCTATGTCACAAGCTTCTATGTCACAAGCTTCTATGTCACAAGCTCCTGAAGAAGCTTTGTAAATGTTTAATTAAAAATAATAGACAAATTAAACGTTTAATAGTATTAACTATTTAGTATGACATTAATGTTTTCTTACGATGTCTTATTGATTTTTTATTATGTCTACGATGTCTTACCGATTTCATACGATGTCTATGATGTCTATGATGTCTTACTGATTTTTTAGGATTTCTACGTTTTGTTTTTCTTATTTTATTGCCTTCGCCGCTCGGGTTTGCGTATGATTTCATAATATCTGTATGGGCATCTACAATCCTATTGTCGGGGGGGCACCGGTGGATTATTATGTGGATGACCAAAGCCAAACTCCCGCAGTAGTGTAATAGCAGCTGCTCCTGATAAATACATTCTTTTATCCTTTATAACACTCGTATTTTTTGCTAAGAGTAACAGATTATCCACGTTATGCATCTCCCAATCCTCGTCCATCTTTGTCATAGTTATATATATATATATAAATATATAAATATATAAATATATAATTGTAATTATTTACTAAATAGTTATAAACGCAAACAATTAAGTTTTATATTTAAACGTGATATAAGTACACTACAAAAAATATTACTTATTTTTTAAAAAATAAATACGAACGAACTTGACCCATTAAATAGATAATTATTAATTTAAATACAATTAATTATTAATTTCTATTATAAATATAAGATATGGAGTCTATAATTAAAGAAGACATTAATATTCAATTAGGAGATATTATAGAAATAATTGCACCAGAAAATCAAAGTATAAATTTAAAAAAATTTTACATAAAATATATTGATCAAGACAAAGTTGTTTTAGTAAATATAGAAAATAATGAAACATTAAAACTTAGTATAATAGATAGTGTATTAAGCGAAACATCAATAACATTAATTAACTTGTTAAGTAGATCAAGTACTCTTGGATATGCTTCTCAAAACGCTTTGGTTCCTGGAACTTGGATTGAAATATTTTTTACTAATGGGGAAAATAGAAAAGGTATAATTGTTGATTTAGAAGAAGACATGATTCATGTTAAATTATATCCAAGCAATACTATTATTTATATTGATTTTGAATATAAAGGTATTAATGAAGACTTAATTGAATCAATAAATATTATTACAAATCCTGATATAGAATCTCCAGAGCAATTACCAAGTGATTTGCCAGAGCAATTACCAGAGCAATTACCAGAGCAATCTCCAGAGCAATCTCCAGAGCAATCTCCAGAGCAATCTCCAGAGCAATCTTCAGAGCAATCTCCAGAATATGAGCCAGACCAAGATGATTCATCACAAGTGATTGTAGATTCAATTATTAATAATAATTTGATTGAAGCAGATGCCATAGATTTTGGTGATTCAACATATGAATTAACAATTGAAGTTGAAGCATCTGACGAGGAACGCCGATATACAATAGAACAACAAAAAGAAGATTTATTAGATGAATTAATTTCTGAGTATCAAACACAAGAACGTGAAAATACAAATGTTATTAAAAGTATTCATACTACTATTGAAAGATTTATTCAATTAAGACAAGAGTTTTCTTTTTTTGATAGTAATGATTATCCAAGAATGCCACTTCCAATAAGTAATAATTATAAACCATTAATAAATGTATTAACATCATTAAATAATAATATTCATTGGATTGTACCAGTTTCAAAAAATAAAAATAAATTATATGATTTAAATCTTTCAGATATTTTAGAACCAACGCAATATGAAGATAATTTATCTTATCAACCAATTGAGATAAGTAGTTATTTAAATGAAGAAGCCGATATATATAAAGAATATAGAAATAAAAGCTTAAGTGTAGAAGAGAATTATAAATCTTTTATTTATAATACACACGAATTAAATACTCCATTTATGAGTAATGGAATTGATTCAATTTATAGCACTAAAGTTAACTCAAATATTGTAAGTATAATAGATAATAATGTAGATGATGATGACAATAATATATTTGTAGTGGATGATGAAACTAATACTATTACTACAAAAAAATATTTTTTTGAGGTATATACAAATAAATTAAAAATTACGGATTCAAACTCAGAAGTTATTAATATAACATCTATTATAACTCTTCCTTTATTAAAAGATATAAATTTTTTTAACTATTCTAAGATAGGCTTGCCTTTAAGTAATATTTTACAAAAATCAATATTAAACTTAGATAATAATTATATGTATAAACATCTACAATTTAATAAAAATATAGATATTATTAATAATATTATAGAAGAACCAGAGGAACCAGAGGAACCAGAAGAATCAGAGGAATCATTAGAAGAGCCTTATAACAGTGTATATAAATATGTTCAACAATACAAACCATCAAAATTATATAAACGGTTAGATAATGATATGAAGTATAAAATATTTCTCTCAAAAGTATTATGTTCTAACTTACAATATTTTGAAATGATTAAACCGGTCTCAAGTAATTTATTGTCGGGATATTCAATTATTAAACAATTAGAAAGTTTTTATATTTATAAGAAAGATGTAAATGAAAGGTTAAATAGTAAAATTATTGAGTTTGTTAATAATAATATTAAAAATTATAAAAAAGTACTTGCTTTTAATAGAAATAATTATGGAACTATAAGGTCAACCTCATTAGGCAGTTCCACACAAACAAATTGGTTAAGTTTTTTAGAAAATCAAGAATCTATAAAAACTATATCACTAATTGCGTATAATATTAATAATAAAATGTCAAATGTTGAATTATTAAAACAAGTATATTCTATAGATTATGGAGTATTATTTATAAATTCTTTAGTTAGAATAAATCTTGATTTACAAACAAATAAATTACTTGAAGAGTTTGTGAAAAAATATGAAGAAACACTGGCAAAAGTAAATTCTACAGAAAATAATTGTAAAAAATTAACAAAAAAGTATAATTCCTTACTAGAATTAGAAAAAGATAATGGAAAAGAAATTTATGTTGATAAAGAATATGATAATACAGATTATAAATTTATAAATAAGTTTATAAATGAAAAAATTAAAATGGAACCAGATGAGTTTAATTCTTTTTTGATACAAAAACTTATAAAAAAAAAACATACTGCACTTGAAGCCGCAAAAATTGCCAATGCATTAATTACAAAAAAATTACTAGTTGGTGAAGGTGATTATGCAATTTTAAGTGTAGATGGAACAAATAAATATTTTACAAGAAATGGTTCAAGTTGGGTATTTGATGCTGCGTTATTAAATAATAATGTTGAAATTAAAGATAATAAATTATTTTGTAATATACAAAAAGATTGTATATCAAATGATGGATGTAATTCTATAACTTCAACTGATACTAATATTCAAGAAGAAGTTTTAAAACAAATTTATTCAGAGTTTGATGAAAATTATGATTTACAAGCAACTAAAATGAGAGAAACAATTGACAGTTTATTAGAACAAAGCATGAATCGCATAAAAATAATAAATAAATATAAAGAAACCAATTTTTATAAATATGATTCAATAAAACATAAAATTGCTGATTTATTAGATATCTCTAAAATAAATATAACATCCCCATATGAAAATTTTAAAACTCATATATTAACAGTTGAAAACTTCGTTAAAAGACAAAGTTTAATACAAAAATTTGTATTATTATTTACAAGAGAACCATCTGTTACAGAAGACCCAAATTGGTTATATTGTAATATAAGTAATACTAAATTATTACCACTATTTTTAAGCACTTTAGCAAATATATTTTTATCAGGAAAAGATTATTTACTGGCATTAGATGAAATTGTTAATCGCCAAGGAACAATCAGTGATGACGGCGATACATATGTAGATAAATATAGTGGTTATTACATTAAAAGTATAAGCTTTGATACAGATGAAGGTTACACTGAAGATGGTTTTAAAAATAAAATGAGAGATATATTAGAAAAAGCTGGTACTAGTGAAAAACCAACAATTAATTATGAAGAAACATTAACTGGAGTATCTAAACTAATTTTAAATATTATAAATGCCATTACAGGTAATGAAACTATGAAAATAGATTTAAATCCACAAAAAAAATTTATAATAGAAAATGTTTTATATAACTATAAATTAATTGAAATAACAGAAGAAAAATATAATAAAATTAAAAAAAATAATAAAGAAATAGAATCATTAGAAATTATTCATGGAAGACAGTTAATTATATTAACATTTGCCTATATATTAATCGCGATTCAAATTAGTATACCTAATATTCAAAGTAATAAAACATTTCCAAATTGTATTAAAGGATTTGATGGTTATCCTATTCTTGGAGAGGATGAAGTTGCGCTTACCTATATTTCTTGTATTGCAAAAAAAATAAAAAATGATGCTTATCCTTGGAATTCTATTATAAAGTGGAACGAAGCAAATATTAAAAATGAAATAAAATTTATTATTAAACAACAGAAACTTTTGGAATTGCCAGCAATTAGACTAAAAATAGATTTAAAAAAAAAATATTTAAAGCAATTAAATAAAAACAAGCGTACAGAACAAGAACCAAAAAGTATTACTGTTGCCAAAATGAATGGTATATATCCATTAAATATAACATCTATTAGTGTTACACCATTAATTGAAGGATATACGAAAAAAGTTATTTCAAATATTAAATCAGGTAATTATAAACAACATGAACAAATAAATACTATTAAATCAAAGATTATAAAATATGGATTATTGATTCAAAAAATAATTCAATCAGAAGTAAATAAAGTATCACCATTAATTATTAGTAAAACTGGTGTAACTTTTATTGAAAATGCTTGTTGTGATTCTACTTCAACAAATGTTTTTAAATATTTTACAGATTTAAATAAAGAATTATTACAAAACAATACAATAATAGTATCCTTATACAAAGATATTGAAAAAATTAATTTAAAATCGTGTGCGCCATTATTGTATGATATAAGAGATACAAAATTTTATTATCCAGAAACACAATCAGTATTTTCTGAAAATACTATTTATCAGACTTTTATTTATTTTTGTAAAAATAAAGAATTAAATTTAAGTCAAGAGTTAATTGGCGCGTGTGGATTAACAAAAATAATAAATAATAAATTAGATTTAACTGAACAAATTGCCGAACTTAAAAGCAATAATGTAACTTATTCAAATGAGTTATTTCAGAAATTATTAACAATTGTATATATTAAAAATAAAGCAACTACTTTTACAACTTCTACTATACCAAGTGACTATGAAAAATTTAATACAATTATCGCAAGCAATCCTAATATTTTAGATACTGATCTAAGTGATTTATTTATTAATTTGAGTACAGATAATACAAATGAAACATCAAGAAGTATAAAAAATCTATTAGCCAAAAAAAACGACATTTTAATTAATAATATAAAGTTATTTATATCAACAAGTGTAAGTAAAAAACAATTACAAATATATGTTAAAAATATAGATGAGATTACACAATTTTTAAAAGGAGAGACAACTATATTTAAAACTACAAATTTTATGCGAAATTTACTAAAAAATATGATTAATGTGTTACCAAATATGATTTTAACAAATATTAATTTTTCTGATACTAAAATTCCAAAACATTGGGAATTATCACAAATTCATACTACTGATATTGCAACTATTATAAGTAATCATTATAAAAACTTAAAACCATTTTATAACAATAAAGAACTTATTACTGTTTTAAATAAAAGACAAGATAAAATGTCTGATATTTTAAAATTATGTTTATGTACTCCCTATTTTAAAAATATATCAAAAGAAACAAGCAAAGAAACAAGCAAAGAAACAAGCAAAGAAACAAGCAAAGAAACAAGCAAAGAAACAAGCAAAGAAACAAGCAAAGAAACAAGCAAAGAAACAAGCAAAGAAACAAGTAATGAAAGTATTGATGAACGTCTTAATTCATTATTACACAAACACTATTATTTAAAAATATTAGATATCTTTATTCAATTAAGTACTATGACAACTTCTATTAAACAGAAAAAAAAAAGTTATAAGGACGAAGATGAAGACGATGACGATGATGAAGACGATGACGATGACGAAGATGATGATAATGGCAATGATGATGACCAAGATGATTATGAAGAGGTTAAGAGAATTTTGGCAAAATATATATTAACCAATATTGATATTTCATTATCATATAAAGAAACTATTAATTATAATAAAGAAACAATTATGAATAAAATATTAAAATCAAAAGAAAGTGAAAAGCAAGAAATAACAGAAAGTTTGGCAATATTAACAGAAGATGAGAGAGAGGTTGAGAATATATTAAAAAATAACAAACTAGAAAAGTGGGGAATTGGATTACAAAAAAGTTTAGTTAGTTATGATCCAGATGCTTATGATAATGAGAGATTATCAACACAGCAAAAAATATTAAAAAAGACTAGCTTAGACCCAGATGAATTTGATTTTTATAATTATTTAAATATGGAAACAGATGCTGAAGATAATACTATTGAATACCTTGGAGAAAACGACGATGAATTAGATTATGATTAGTAAATTATTATAAATTATTATAAATTATTATAAATCATTATAAATTATTTATAATAATTTATAATAATTTATAAAAGTATATTATAATGTATAAAGAGTTTATACAAAACAATATTATTGGAGCAACTATATTAATATTTTTAATAATTTACAGTATTTTTGTATTAATACAACCCAGTTTTTTATTTACAAAAGACGGACAAATTAGACATTTTGGATTAGGAAAGAAAGATTCTAGTATTATTCCTATATGGTTATTAGTTATAATAATTGTTATATTTATTTATATGAGTATTTTATGTTATTTAAGATATTAATTCTTTAAGTTCCTTTTTGAACATATTTTCTTGTATTTGTACTATTTTCATTATTAGTTTTTTCTACTTCTTTTTGATTTTCATTATATGTTTTTTCAATATACTTAATACTATTTTTACATTCAGATTGGATTATTGAGTTATAAGCAATAGAAATGGTTAATACTCCACTTAATAAATACCAAATTATTTTGGCAATTAAAAACTTTATCCGTATCAAATCTTGTAATGCTAATATATTAGGATCGGTATAATTATTAGTATTTGAGTCTTTATTTGTACTTGTTTCTGGATTCTTTAGTAAGTTCATATTTTTTAAACTATTTAGAAAATTGTCATATCCATTTTCAGGATCTGGCACTTCATTAATTAATATAGATTTATTTGCCAAAATATTTTGCAATAGTTGTTCTGACTTTGCTGCGGGTGTTCCTGATGTTCCTGGTGTTTCTGGTTTTGATAAAACAACTTCTTCAAACTTTTTATTTAAACCATACATTCTAATAAGAAAATATCCAAAAGTGTTAGAAAATGGTGCAAGCCATCCTGGAAATACATTTAAAAATAAAATAATTACTCCAAATATGATGGTCCATGGTATAAAAGTATAAATGAAAGCGATAAAAGTGTTTGCTTCTCCACAGATATCTCTTGTTAAATTTATATTTAGTAAAAATTGACTAAATAATATTGTTGCAATATAAATTTTAAATACTAAACTTTTATATTTTTCTTTAGTAAGAACTTCAAAAATTAAATAAGCAAGAGTTTGAAGCGTAAAAATAAATAATCCAAGACTTGAACTTGTTATATTTTTAAAGATTGCCATTTATAGATAATAACTATTTTTTTTTTTGATTATTTATTTATATTAATGGAAATAACAAAACCGATATTAATTGAAAATATGAATAAATATTTGATTAAAAAATCATTAAGACAGGTTAGAAGCTTTAAAAACTATTATATTACACTAATTGTTAATATCTCATTTTTTATATTTTTTATAGGAACTATAAGTATATTTTTATATTATAGATATAAAGGTAAATTAACACCAGAAGAAAAAGAAGCCAAAGAAAAATTAAAAAAACAATATCTTTTTGAAAAGCTACATAAAATTTCTTATGAAAAACGTAAAGAACAACAAAATTTAATCACCGATTTACCAATAATATAACATAAATAACTAAACTTTTTTTCTTTTACTAGTTTAATGGATACAAGTGATACTACTATTGATAGTACTAAAAGTATAAATGAGTTTGAGTTTACAAGCGACTTTACTGCTGCTTTAAGTGCTTTTTATAAATATAAAAAAGAATATGAAACAAAAATAAATAAAAAAGTTAAAGAAATACATAATGCCAATGAGTATACAAATGATGAAACTATAAATAAAGAAAAACGTAATAAGTTTTTAAAAATAAAAAAAACTTGTATTATATGTGGGCAATCTGGTGGGTCTATTTTCTTTCAAGATAAAAATAAATTAGTTGCTAAATGTGGGAATATAGATTCTCCGTGTAATTTTAATATCACTTTACAAAAGTCTAAATATAATAGTTTAATAAATGTAATTAAAGAACAAACTGCTATTATAAATAATTATAAAAATGATATAATTAATATTAAGTTAGAATTTCTTCATGGTTTAAAAAATGAAGAAGCAACTATAAGCGAGTTTGAAGATATTAAAATAAAGTTAATTAATATTGTTAACATATATCAAATCAATTATAAACAATTTATTAATATATATAATATTGACAATTTGAATTTTATTAGTATAGAAAATGATAAATTAACTGATATTATAATATCATTTAAAAATTTAATAGATACTTATGATAAAACTAAAGATACAGAAGCAATTGTGAATGCCTTAGAATTATATAAAGAAATAAAAATAATAAATAAAAAACTATCAAGCTTAAAATATAAAATAAATGAGTTTTCTAATAACACTTTAATACAAGAATCCTATACAAATAAAGATCTTCAAGTTATTGCTAATAATGATAATAATGAAGAGAATGAAAATAAAATAATAGTATTTAATATAAATGCTCGGTAAGTTTATTGACGCCAAAATCTTTTTTATTAGTTTAGCAGTTGGTTTATTCTTTGTTTATATAAATCAACCGCCTCCTACCATTATTTACGTTTATCCTACTCCAAGTAATATAGATAAAATACAGTATAAAGATAAAGTAGGTAATTGTTTTGAGTTTGATACAAGCAACGTAGAATGCCCTGAACAAGAAATTAATACAATTCCAATGCAATAATAAGATTAACTTTAACAAACTAAAATTAAAATAAATTTGTTTTAATTTAATTTAATTTAATTTAATATAGTATATAAATGAAAAAAATAGGATTAACAAAATTAATGAATAGTTCTAAAGGTAAAATTATTTTTTCAATTATATTAGGATTTGGAATTGCAACATTATTTAGAAAGGTTTGTAAAGACCGAAATTGTATTGTTTTTAAAGCTCCAGAATTAAATAATATAGTAGACAAAACGTTTAAGTTTGACAATAAGTGTTATAAATATAAAGAAAAAAATGTAACATGTAATAAATCTAAACAAATTTTAGAAATATAAACTTTATTTTGCGTAAGTTTTATATATATATTAAAAAAATATATATAAATGTCTATATCAAGCACTTTAATAGAACAACTTCCTATAAACTCGTCTAATTATATGCAAAATGCACAATCTAATGGCAATAATGGCAATAATGGCAATAATGGCAATAACAATGAAAAAATACAAAGTTATGGAGAGCAATTAAACAATGAAAGAGGGTCAAATACTTCACATATAAATCCAATTGATTATACATCACAATTAACATCTGTTTTAAAAGAGGCAACTGCGGCTGGTGCAACTGTATTACCGTCGAGAGATATTCCAAAAAATACAATTTCAATTCAAAACGATAGACAAATACAACCAGATTTTATTCCAGAACAAGAAAATGATTATATTGGAGATATTTTAAATAAAGAAAAAATAATTAGTGATCAACAAAAAAAACAAAATACGTCTGATAATTTAGAATATATATTTCAAATACTTCAGATGCCATTATTAATTGGAATATTATATTTTATTTTTCAGTTACCTTATACTAGACAAACTATTTTTGCAATGTTTCCTAATTTTTATAATAAAGATGGTTCTCAAAAGTTAAGTGGCTTTATTTTAAATAGCATATTATTCTCTTGTTTATATGGATTAAATCTTGCTGCCATAAATTATTTTAATAAACAATAATTTTGTAATTTTGTAATTTCGTAATTATAGTTATTAAAGTATATTTTAGTATGTTAATAGTAAACATATGTCTAATTTATTAGATTGTTATATTCATTCATTAATACATAATATTAATAAACCTATAAATAAAGAAAATAAAGAATATAATTTAGTAATTGATGGCGGAGCGTTTAACGCCGCTTTTAGTGGAGGCTGTTTATGTTATATAAATCAACTAGAAAAACTTAACTATATAAAAGTTAATAAAATATCTGGATGCAGTATAGGTGCTATATTAGGTTATATGTATTTAACAAATACATTACATTTGTTACCTATTTATTATGATTGTCTTCTTGCTTATGGTCGTAAAAATATTAATTTTAATATTATAAAAAACTTAATTAAAAATCATGTAAAAAATACAAATTATAAAGTTATCAATAAAAAATTATTTATAACATTTAATAATATTACTACATTGAAACATCATGTTGTTTCAGAATATAAGTCTGAAAAAGAAGTAATTAAATGTTTAATTAAAACTTGTTTTCTTCCATATATGATTGATGGTAAAATAGGATTTAAAGATAAAAAACATTTATATTGTGATGGATTTTGTCCTTATATATTTAAGAACGATGGACATAATACTATATTTATTTCGCTGATAACTTTTAAATTATTTAAACATTCTTTTTATACGTATGAAGATAAATATATATGGGATAAATTATTTTGTGGAATAAAAGATGTACATTTATTTTTTACTACAAATATGAAGCAAACTAAATATTGCAGTTTAATTAATAAATGGAATTATAATATGTTTATTAGTTTTACTCTTAGAGAATTATTTAATAAACTAATTCTTGCTTTAGTATTAAATAATTTGGCATTTAACACTAATGTTTTAAATATATTATTATATGTAAAAAATAATATTTATTTTAAAGAGGTTTTCTGTATATTTAAATTATTTTTAAATAATATAATATCATATAAAATTTTATAATTTTTTTTTAGATTTCTTGGAGTTAGTAGATTTCTTGGAGTTAGTAGATTTCTTGGAGTTAGTAGATTTCTTGGAGTTAGTAGATTTCTTGGAGTTAG